TCATCGCCCCAGCCACACCTTTTCGCGGGCCCACCGCTTGAGGCAGGCGAGCACCCCGCCCTCACCGTTCTCGCCTAGCATGTCGATGCGGTCGAGCTTGCCGGACTCCACGTCAGCACGGACTTGCTGCTCAAACTCGTCGCCACCCAGGTACGCGAGCGCCGGGGATTCGCGTCCGCGCTCCAGTCGCTTGACCCGTGCGAGAAGTGAGCGAGGTGCAGGCATGTGGTCATCCCTCCCGCAGCGCCCTGAGCGCCGCCCCCAAGCGCACGGCACCGAGCAGGCGCCGATCCATGCCGGCAAGCCGAGCCTCTGCCGCCTCCGCGCTGCGCTGCGCCACCTTCGCCCTGTCGTCGGTCGTGATGCGCGTGTCAGGCACGATGATAGAGGACTCGCGGCGGAACCCGCGTCCGTCGATGGTCGTCACCGCAGGGTCAGGTGGCGCGATGCGTCGCCGTCGCGGCGGTTCGTCCCACGACCTGCCGGTGTACGGCAGTTCCGGTTCCTCGCGTCTCATTGTAGCCGCCCCTCGTACACCGCGACGGCATTTGCGCGTGCCTCCCGGCTGAGTCGGTCCCACAGGCGCGTCAGTTCATCGCGGTTCCTGTCGATGTACTCCCGCGCCGTGATCGGCAGGAGCGTGATCGGGTGTTCCATGAACTGGGCGTACTTCTGCGCGAAGGCGAGCGCCGCGTCGTACAGATGGATCGGTGTCGTGTGCAGTTCGCGCGGGCCGCTCGGTGTCCCGAGGATGACCACAACAAACCTGTCCTCCGGGAGCGGGTCGTAGGCGCAGATCATCCCTCCGTTCGCAACGTGGTGTACCGGCATCAGTTCAACTCCCGCGCCTCGAGGGCAATAATGCGTTCCTCCAATTCCTCGTTCTTGCGCACGTCGCTCAGCGCGGCGATGCCGTCGATGATCTGCTTGCCAATGTCAGGGGGCACCTGACCGCCAGCAACAGCGGCCAGCACCTGCTCGACTTGCTTGCTGATGGGCAGTTCCGGGTCGAAGGCGAACGACACCCTTCGGTTTGCGACCTGAGCGGGGGCAGCACGCGGCTGAGGACGAGCGCCGCCGCCTGTATGTCTCCCGCAAGCGCCGCCTCGATAACCTTTCGTGCAACGTCAGGTCCATCGTCACTGAGTTGGCGCGCAACCTTGTCGCGGCTGCTGAGCGACCCCTTGGGACGACCTGCGGGGTTGCCGCTGACCCCCTTGGGCCAGCGACCATTGGCGCGCACGTCGGTCGGGACGAACCCTTCCATCCAGCTCGGCTTGATTGCATCGGTCATGGGGGCACCTGTATCAACAGTTTCGGTTCAGGGTTCGTCAGGCGTGCTTCGCATAGACCTTCGCGCTGGCATCGCGCTTGGCGCGAACCTCGGTCGGGCTGATGTGGCGAATGATCTGCCCTTTGGAGCCTTCCTTCTGGCTGACGACCGGGATGGTGCCGACCGCCTTCACCATTTCCGCGAGCACCAGCCCGCCTTGCTGTTCGAGGTAGGTCTTGGCGCTGGTCAGGGCACGGAGCCGCTGCACCGTCTCGGGCTTCTGCTTCTCGTTAAAGCGCCGCAGGAAGACCGCGTGCATCTCCTTGGTGAAGCCACTCAGGATGGGACTCGCCCCGCACACGGCGCTAATCACTTCGCTGTCGCCGTCCGCGAAGGCCTGCTCCATCAGCTTCACCCGGTCGTTCGACTTGAGCATGAGCGCGCGCACCTCGCCCGACACCTGACGGCTCGCTTGCTCCTTCACGCTGGCGGACAGGTCAGCCTCAAGGCTGGCGATGGTCGTGCCGAACCGCGCAACAGCGGCGTCGAACTTCCGGGTGACACCCGCCAGCTTCGCCTGCGCGTGGTCATCCGCTTTCAGCAGCGCAGCTTCCGGCGTCATCGTCGGGTCAGCAAACGCCGCCGCGCGAACATCATGGATGCCGCCAAGGTAGCCATAGGCCGCCGTCAGTGCCTCGGTCGCATCCGCCACCAGCGGCGCGGTGCTGTCGCTGTACCCGTCCAGCGATGCGATGTTGTCCGGGTGAAGTGCCGGGGTGATCCTCGTATCAACGTCGGCCATTTTGCCCTCTGATGCCCTGATGAAGCCCTGATGCGGCTACCCATGTGCTGGAAGGCTACCTGTTGTCGTGGTAGTTCCACAACGATTACATGCACTTAGATACGAAACCGCATAGGTCTACAAAGCTGGTGCCGGGCGTTCGGTCTGAATTGTCGTTGCGCCTCGCCCGAGACCTGTCGTGCAGTGTCTCGTTCAACCTGGGCGGGAGACCCGACATGGAAATGACCACACTTCGCGCACCTGCGGCACGGCCAGCGCCGTTACCGCTGTACCTCGACCCTCGCTGGCGCACCGACGCCCCTACGCCTGCACCCGTGGACGGCGGCGCGCTGCTGGCGCGGGCACGGGCGGGGCGCATACGGGCGCTGGCCAGCACGAAAGCGACCCGCAGGGCGATAGCGCTGCCGCCGGTCGATGCGATCTACGCAAGCGACAGCTTCCGCCAGCGGGTTGAGGCCATCGCCGCGCAACACAGCAAGAGGAACAAAGCATGAACAATGTGACCACATACACCCGCCGTGAGAACGCGCGCCGCGCTGGGGTAGCTGCGGGCGTGCCCGCTGAGCGCATCAAGATCACGGTCCACGAGAGCGACGGCAAGGTGCGCTTTGGGTGGAGGGAGGTGGACCCCGGCAGCGGCGTTACAGGGCGACCACAGCGGCGAGGCGCGGCTGCCGCTACCCCAGCGGCGAAGCGCACCGAGGCGCGCCCCCCAGCGCCAGCACAGCGAGCGCACCGCACCGAAGCGCCCCCGTGCTGGCGGCAAGTGCGCCGCCATCTGGGATCACCTTGACGCCAACCCCGACATGCAGGTGAAGGAGCTGCGCGAGGTGGCGGTGGCGCGGGGCTGGAACGTGAACAACGCGGTGTGCGAACTGTACGCATGGCGACGGTACACGGCGATGACCACAGGGCAGAACTGACCGAGCGCCAGCGTAAAGGGGAGGCCGGGGCCCGCCTTACGGCATTAGCGGTGTAAGAAATTATGCCGCCCCCACCCCTATACCTAAACCGACCAAAACAGGGAGGGGTACATTACAGTCTTAATTTTCTTAATGCTGTACCTATGTTGCTGTATTTGCAGCGTTTTCGCATCGACTGGCATTAAGGGATCGCCCCTAAAGTAAGGGCGACCGTAGTTCAGTTCAGTCCGGTAGGCGAAGAATGCGGTACGCTCTGCCGAAGTAAGAGTAGGCCTCGATCAGCTTGAGCTTGTCCACATCCATGACGTACCCGTTGTCGATCAGGTTGCGTATCGCCTCGTCCAGTGCCCTGACCGGCCCGAGTTTGTGGTTAGTAAAGGCATTGAGCGTCGAGGCACGCTTTTGCAGGTAGCTGCGCGGCACGATGCTGTTCCTCGGCATGTCGGCGTGGACCTTGTAGCTGGCGGGCACCTCGTTCACGAGGTACTCGCGGAGGAAGGTGAACAGCTTGCGCTCGCGGGCATTGTCGTCGATGCCAACGTCGCCGCTACGCTGGCGTGACTGGAACAGTTCAATGTCACGGCGAACCAGCGCCAGCGCCCATGTCACATGCTCGCCCTTGACGAGTGGGTTCCACGGGTGGTCAGCAACGGCGAGAAGCGAAGCCACCTTCAGCGCCTTCAGGTGCGCGCGGCTCCACACCTGCCGCTCGGATTCGTCCTCGGTGGCATTCAGGTGCCCGATGCACTGCACCTCGAACTGTTCCAGAAGGGCGCGGGCGTCGTCGGCAGGCTGGACCGGGTTGGGTGGCGGCGTGTTGAGGGGCATCTGGTAGACGAGGAGCGCGGACACCATGCCCTTCCACATCTGCAACAGGCCGGGGTCCAGCACCGCGTTGCGCTGTCGGTTGGGCGGCGGTCGGTCGCCCTCGTAGGTCACGCACAGGAACCGGCTGAGGAAGCCGTCAGCCATCATGTCGGGGGTGAGGCATTCAAGGAACGTGGCCGGGGTCGTCTCACCGAGGAACGATAGCGACGGCCAGTTCACCCCGTCCAAGCTGTTGTCCGAGTTGCTGTAGCTCTTCCCTTCGAGGAACGCCTTTCCATATGCGTTCGTCATGACGGTGCGGAGGTTCTGCATTGGCGTGTCGTGCGGGTTGGACATGCGTTTCAGCTTGCGTCCAAACTCGCCCTGCAAAGCGAGGAACCCTGGTTCGCGCAACAGTTCCTTGTGCAGGGCCTCGCCGCTGACAAAGTCCTGCGCCCTGACGAACCGATCAGCCAGCGGCGACCCTGACAGCTTCAGCATCGCGGGGATGCCGTCATGCGTGCTGTCCTTACCGATGCCGCTCTTGGCGACGAGGATGAGGTACAGCGCCAGGTCTTTGCCAGTGTACGTCCGGTAGGCGCGACCGCAGACGCCCGCGAGCAGCGCAAGCGTGGCCACCGTTGCCACCTCGCGGACCGGCGAATAGCTGTTGGCGAAGATGAAGCGGGCGATGGCACCAGCCACCCCCGGCGGCCACTGCATCCCAGCGCCCGTAGCCTCGGCACCTGCCGGGGGCTGCGGTTTGCCGCCCCCAACCCCTTGGCTGGGGGCGAGCTGCCGCTGTGCGCGGCGCTGCGCGGCTTGCCTGCGCCGCACAACCTGCACCGCTTCGAATGGGTCGCGCCCATGCTCGTAGGCGCACTGCATGATGTACCAGTCGTCGTCATCAAGCCCGAATTGATCTAGGTGCAGTTCGTTATCGCTGCCCCCGGCAGCATCGGTTACATTGTCCATGTCCCTCTTTTCCTCTCAGCGGCAGGGTGTTGGTGCGCCCTGCCGCTTTTCGTGAGCGCGGCTACACATGCGCTGGACGTGACCTGTCCAGCGACACCGCAGCGCGCGGCATCGGTCTGAAAACAGGCGGTTCAGCGAAAGCCCCCGCGCAAGTCTCATTGTTACCTGCCGGTCAGGCCGACAGGGTTTGGCTGGTGCTGCTGCGGGAGTTTTCCACCAGCCAGAGCAAGAGGTCCTTCTCCGCGTAGCGCACGACGCGGGTGCCGGGCGGGTTGAAGAAACGCGGCCCACCGCCACGCAGGCGATAACCTTCCAGCGTGCTGACGTGGACGCCCAAAAAGTCGGCGGACGCCTTCGGGTCGAGGGGGCGGCACTTGGGTTTGTAACCGAACAGCTCGCAGAGCTGGTCGAAGCTCATGTCTTCATGATCCATGGGGTCGGTTCCAACTGCGCCCGTCCGTTTCCGGCTGAGCGTGAACCCGCTGAGCCACCCATGTGGCGATCTCAGTGTCCGGTCGCACGCCCCATGACGCTGTTCCCGGATGCGCCCTCGCGGGCGTCCCGCCCCTTGTGGAAGTGGCGGATAGCGAGCTTTGTAGACACCATAATAGCGACGTGCAGGCCAGCACAAGCCATTCCTGCACATTGAGGAAACGGTGGGGTTGGCTTGTCAGGGCACAGTTTTTTCTAGGCGGCGCATTAGGACTGAGGCAAACGATAGGTGATCAAGACAAAGGTCAATCGGATCAACAAGGTTGTCGTGGCCACGGGGATTACGGATTGCTGACATCGCGCCCGCGAAGATGAACTTGTAACCCATCTGCTCATCCACTTCGCTAGCAGTGGATAGAGCGGTGAGTTTGATCTTGGGGCTAGCTTCCGCAAACGCCGCCATCATGAGTTTGTAACCACTGTCGTTGACCTTCGAGAGCTTCTTGACCCGATTGTCGAGATACTTGAAGGCTTCGAAGGTAGCTTGGGAGAAGTGCCCGTCGTCGAACAGCTTACGCGAGACCTTAGCAATGTCGGCGTGAATGTTCCGTTCATCGAATGGATGCGCCGATGGTGCTGTCACCTCGTCCGGGGGAGAGCTGATGTCCCCGGCTAGGCGCGCGATCCTCTCGAAGTTCGCTAGTCTATCATTCATTGATTAGATTCGCGCGAATGCTCTTGAAGATCATGTCGTAGGTCTCCTGAGTACCGTTCGCGGGAAGGTTAATTTCGATCCTCACCGTTAGGGCCATATCCTTGCGACCGCCGGTCTTGCCTTTATCATCGTGGTGGGTGACGACGACTGGATCGGGGGCTTTGCTTGCAGCCGCCTTGCTTGTCGCCTTGGGTTTGGGTTGGCTCGTTTTAGCTGTGCTCTTGCTCTTCCCTGCACTTGCTGAACCGTTTGTCACGGCATGTCCCGCCAGAGCTGCAAAGGTCTGAAAAAGGCCAGCCTGACGACTGCCAATCACATCACTCGTCTTGTCGGTCGTACGGAAGTACGAGACGAGATCCTTTTTGCTAAGGCCCCAAGCGTCGTCACCACGAAGTTCGAATAGGTCATTGTATGCGGACTTGATCAGCCCTTCGAATGCTTTCGCAAACTCAGAATCACCGAGCACGAATACATCGTGCCCTTGTGGGGTCCGCTTTCCCTCCTCATCCAAAACGCCGATGAACTGCAGAGCATTAATGACGTAGCTCTCATTGTTTGGAGCGAGCGAAAACTTCTTCACGGTCTCGGACGTGACGGTGGCAGGAAAGTTCTTTCGGAGATAGCCGATCATCTGCTCGACATTACCCGGTCCCGAGATGTACGGATGTGATGCCACTGCCTTCCCTCCTACCATACCGCAGCTACCACTCGATCCAGTGGCGCGCTCAATCTATAGTGGATGGCATACGACTGGCAACAATTTGCTGATTCCGGGTGCGAGGGCCGGTTTTCTACGCCCTGATCGGCACGACGTTCTTGCCGTTCGCCTTCGCCGCCTGCTCCTCGATGTAGTCAGCAATACGCTGGGCTTCGGGGTACAGGTAGCCCAGCCGTTCGGTCTCAAGGTAATGGCGCGCGGTGACGGTCGTCGGCAGGTGACCGGTCAGCAACTCGACCTTGGTAAAGTCGATGCCGCAGTTCGCGATACCGACGGTCGTCACGGTGCGGCGCAGGTCGTGGGCCGTCACCTTGGTGCCCGCCACCTTGCTCACCTTCGTCATCAGGTCGCGCGGGCTGACGATGTGACCGCTCTTGCTCCATGTGGTGAACACCCAGGGCGACCCCTCGACGCGCTCGCGGGTCTTGAGCAGGTCCACCAGTTGGGTCGAGCAGGGGAACCAGAAGCTGTTGCGGTTCTTCGCGTCGGGGACGTGCCACCAGCAACCGGCTGGGTCGTCCTCAAGGTGGACATGCTCCCACCGAAGGCTGGCGGCTTCGTTCAGTCGGCATCCGGTCAGCATGAGGAACGACACAAGGTCGATCCCGGCGAGGCTGTCGCGGGTGTAGGCCTCGGCACGCCACGCTTGCAGGGCTGACCACACCGCGCCAACCCGGTTGTCGGGGATGCGGCTGGTGCGGGGCTTAAGCTCGACCCAATCGTCGCGCAGGCCATCGACAGGGTTGCGGGGCACGAGGGGGCTACCGTCAGCACGGCGGTACTGGCGGCCAGCGTAGTTCAGCAGCGCCTTCAGCACAGAGAGCGACTGGTTCGCTTGCCCCGGCGAGCCGCCCTTGCGGTCGCCATGCAGACCCTTCGTCATCAGCTTTCGGTAGAGCTTGCGGCACCCGTCCTCGGTGATGCTGACCACGGGCTTGTGCTGCCACTGGGCGAGGGTTGTGGTTACATGCCGCTCGATCTGCGCCGCGCTGCTCGCCTTGAGCTTGCCGGGGCGCGACATGTAGCTGTCCGCCACGTCGCGCAGCGTCACCTCCATCGCCTCCTGGTGCTTCCGCTCGTCGCGCGGGTCCACCCCCTCGCGCATCCGTTGCAGCACCCGCCGCGCCTTGTCCCGCGCTTCCGCCTCGGTCAGCTCCCCGAGGGGGCCGAGGGTGAGGTTCACCTGCCGCCCGCGCACCCGCCCGGTGGCGACGAACACGCGCTTGCCCTTCGGGTGGTGCTTGGAGGGGGCGGAGCAGCGCAACCCGAACCCCTTGACGGCGCTGTCGTGCCCGCCGTCCCAGTGGATCTCGTACCCTGTTTGGGGTGGCTCGATCTTGTCGATGTAGGTCTTCGTGAGCTTCGGCATTGTCATGTCCCTTCCGGAAACTTGTAGCGCATTTGTAACATGCAGCTACGGGTCAGGGCAGGTTACGACAGGGCTCTACGTCGTTCAAGTACCTGATTCGTAAGGCTTTTTAAGGGTTGTGCTGGGCTCTACTGGCTTCTACGGGGATGCTGGCCTAAGTCTTGAAAACCGTTGAAGGTTTGCGCCTTCCGGGGGTTCGAATCCCCCTCCCTCCGCCACTTTTTCCGCGCCGATAATCGTGTAAGTACTCAAAATCATTAATAAATTTGGAAATAACCGACCAACCTTCCCCACATCTCCCCTTGTTTTGTGACACATTATGTATCACAATCTGGACTCGGGGGCCGATTGGGAATCGACGCAATGACGATCATGAAGAGAGGGGCCACCTATCATCTGCGAAAGCGGGTGCCGCTCAGGTACAAGCGCGTTGAGCCCCGCGAGATAGTCGGGATCAGCCTTCACACCGATTCCCTGTCTGCCGCGAAAGTGAAGGCGGATGTAGCGTGGCAACATATGGTCGAGGCATGGGAGGCGAGACTGGCAGGGGACACTTCCGACGCAGAACGCCGGTTTGAGGCGGCGCGGGAACTCGCTGCCGTCCGGGGCTTCCGCTTCCTACCAGCCGCGGATGTGGCGAAGTTGCCCACCGAAGAGCTACTTGCCCGAGTGGAAGCAGTGCCGGAGCGCCGGGGCCAGCCCGACAAACGGGAAGCTGCCGCCGTCCTAGGCGGGGCCAGCGAACCCGCGATCACGGTCAGCAGGGCACTGGAACTCTATTGGGGGCTCGCGGCCGACAGGTCGCGGGGCAAGAGCGAAGATCAGCTTCGCCGCTGGAAAAACCCCCGCAAGAAAGCCGTCGCAAACTTCGTGGCCGTGGTCGGCGACAAGGTGATATCGGAGATTTCGGGCGACGACATGCTTGCCTTCCGCGACTGGTGGCTTGAGAAGCTGGAGTCGGACGGGCTGACGCCGAACTCGGCCAACAAAGACCTGATCCACCTTGGCGATGTTCTGAAGACCGTGAATCGCATGAAGCGGCTCGGGCTGGTGCTGCCGCTCACCGACCTGTCGCTGAAGGAAGGCGAGGCGGCGCAGCGGCCGCCCTTCTCCACATCTTGGATCAAGTCCAGGTTGCTCGCGCCGGGGGCGCTTGCCGGGCTCAACACGGAAGCTCGCTGCATCCTTCTTGGCATGATCAATACCGGCGCGCGTCCGAGCGAGCTACAGGCACTGACAGCCAGCAGGATCGTGCTGAAGGGCAGGGTGCCGCACATCTCGATTGAACCCGAGGGGCGGCAGTTGAAGAGCGCCTATGCCAAGCGCGTCATACCGCTGGCAGGCGTGAGCCTAGAGGCGTTCAAGGAATGCCCCGAAGGCTTCCCGCGCTACGTGGACAACCCCTCGCTTTCGGCCACGGTCAACAAGTACCTGCGAACCAACGGGCTGATGGAGTCGCCAAAGCACGTCCTCTATTCCCTGCGGCATTCCTTTGAAGACAGGATGTTGGCGGCGGGGGTGGATGACCGGATCAGGCGCGACCTGTTTGGCCACCGCCTGACCCGGGAGAGATACGGCCTAGGGGCAAATCTTGGCCAACTGGCAAAGGAGATTGCGAAGATCGCGATCTAGCCCGCCAGAGCCCGCGCACGGGCCAGCACATCGTTGGTTTCGAGCTTGGCGATTTCGGCTTCAAGCCGGGTGAAGACCGGCACATAGACCGGATCGGAAACGACCAGCTTGGCGACCTTGGCCAGCGCAGCCTTCAGACGATCAAGATTGTCCATCTTGGCTCCTGCGGCGGCGGTTGGTCAGGTCGCCGCAAGAGGGTTGGGATTTAGACGCTCACGGGTGCGTCGGTGAAGTTCAGCCGTCCAGTCGCACCACAACGGCCGCGGACGGGTTGCCCGCTGCGGTGATCGCCACGCCGATCCGGTCATTCGCGCCGGTGTCGTCGTCCAGCGTCACCACGCCGTTCGCCGCGTCGAAGTAGAGCACATCGCCCACGTCCACGGCGTCGGTGCTCAGCTTGGGCAGGCTGAAGCATCCGACCGTCACAAGGTCAAGGTCTTCGCCAATTTCGACGTCACCAGCAGCGACGCCGACCAGCGCCCCGACCTGAACGATATCACCGGAGTTAGCCGCCGCGGCGGCCGGAACAGTGATGTTCTCACCTTTCTGCACGTAGTTTTTCATGGTCAGATTCCCTTGCTCATATTGAAATGGATGGTGGAGGCAGGCCGGGCCGTCTGGGCGGAGATTTCCGCATCAAGAGCGGCCAGCGCACGGGCCATTTCGGAGTCGGAGCGGTATTCCACTTCTTCCCCGTTCTGGTCCCGGAAGCGCCGGACTCCGCCAGCGCGGGCGGCCAAGAGGTCCGCCCGCATTTTCTGAAGTTCGGCCACGGTCGCCATATTATTCGCCCGCGTTCTTGTAGGCACCGCGCCAGTCTACGGCACCACACCCGAAGTCGAGCACGACACGGAATTCCATGCCCAGCACGTCCCAGCCTTCGCGAGAGGCCATTTGCGGCCCCTGCGCCGACGACAGGTAGCTGTATTCGAGCACCGGCAGCACGGCCGGGTCTGCGAAGACATACCAGCTTTCGTCGGTGATGCGGGATTCGACCAGCAGCGAGAGGCGTTTGGCGAACGGGTTCGCGTCTTCAAAGGTCGCCGCGGCGATTTCGGCAAGCAGTTGCTCCGCGATGGTTTCCTGTTCCGGCCCGACCAGCAGGAACTTCGGCGTGGCGTTGATCGGCGTCGCGCCATCCAGCGCGGTCATCCCGCGCAACGCCTTCCGGGCTTCGTTGAGCGCGTCAAGCCCACCCCCTGCATCGCCCAAAGCCGCGGGCGAACCCGCGAGGTTGCCGTGGTCCGCGTGGAACAGCGCCTTGTTGTCTTCGCCCATCGTGGGGTTGCTCAGCAGCAGCGCCAGCAGCAGGTTTGCTTCGGTCTCAGCCGCCATGCGGCCCGCCGTCCGGCCCCAATCTCGGAAGGCCCCAAGGTCGTCATTGATGAGCGCCTTGCGGCTGATCGCGAATTGGGTGGCGTAGGTGTCGAGAGCATAGGACTCGGACGCCTCGCCCCGGCTGGTGTGGGTGATCTCACCGGACTCGCTGACCTTTTCCAGCAGTCCGATATCGCTGAGCTTCAGGCGGGTGCCAGGGCGGAAGTCGGCCATCGTGGAGCGGCGGGCCAGCGCGGTCTTCACCGGGCTCTGAGCGGCCTGATAGGCGGCAGTGAGCGTCCGGTTGCCGGTGCTGGTGAGCAGGTTCGGGAAGTCGCTGGTGGTGTGCATCGCAGCGCGGAAAAGCGTGTCCACGTCCATCGCGCGAGTAGACTGGCCTGAAGCCTCCACGGCGGCCCGAGCCATGTCGCGCAGCGTCTCGCCCATGAAAGGCCGCGCCTCTACGGACGGGGCCTCACCCGACATGCGGGCGTAAAGCGCATCGGCGCGGCGGGTCATCACCACGGCCGGGTCGTCATTCCGCACGGCTGCCGTGCGGATACGGGCCGGGGTGCGGTTCTGTTGGGCCGCACGGGCGGCTTCGCGACCCGACTGGCGGATTTCATCGTCCGTCAGTTCGTCGCCCGCTTCCTGCATTCGGGTCTGCCAGTCTTCCGGCAGATCGTGGGCCGCCCGCACCCGGGCGATAAGGGCCTCACGCTCCGGCGCGAGGGTGATTTCGTCTTCGTTTTCCATTTCGTGACTCCTGAAAGTGGCATGAGGGTCCGCCGGGGATGCGACCACGGAAACCTCCCTGATCGCCCACTTGACGGCGGTGCGGACCCGCTGACCGCCTTCAACTGAATCTCGCCATTGGGTGACGGCATACCCGATGCTGACACCCCGGATCGTCTTGTCCGCCACCCGCTGCCAGAGCGGATCGGCGTCCGCTGCGCTGGTGCGCCTGATCGTGACAATCAGCGCATTGTCCTCCATCCGGGCCGCGATGATGCTGCCCACGGTATCCACGGCCCGACCGCTGCGGTGCCCGTCCAGCACCGGCAGACCCATTAGATCGGCGGGATTGATCGCCGTCGGGTCGAGACGTTCGACGTAGCCGGAACGCCGGACAGGGGCGAAGGTCGAGGCGACGGCCTCAACCGTCCCGGCGTCCGGGTCATAGGTCTCAGGCGTGATCGCCGCCCGGCGGGTCAGCAGTTCGAGAAGGTCTTGCGGCATTTCGTTCCCCAATCGGAATTTCGGTCGTGGCGCTTCCCAGTCTTCGGATCGAAGAACCGGTCGGCCTTGTTCGGATCGAGCGTCAGTTTCGGCGGAGCATCGAATGGTCGCGGCACCTCCCGTGCGGATTCACGCGCGAGGCGGCGAATACGGGACTCGAAGTTGGTTTCGGTTTTGCGTTCACTGGCCATTGCCGGACTCCTTCGCGGTCTGGCGCGGGTCTGCGACGATCTCAGCGTCTAGGTCTTCCAACGCCCAGCCACGTTCGGCCACGGCCTTGCGGCGCGAGGTCAGCCCGGCTTCCAGTTCGGCGACGGTCGCTTGCGTGTCCTTGAGCGGGTCCACCTGCATAGGCTTCGGCGGCAGCCATTCAGCCGAATAGGCACGCGGGGCAGACTCGTAGTCAGGCGCAGCCAGATCGCCGGACAGGACGGCGAAGGCCACCACCTTTTCCCAGACGGGCTTCAGGAATTGCGGGACAAGGGTGCCATATTGGACCTGTTCCACCCGCTGCCGGAAAGGCAGCAGGCCCGCTCGGAGAGAGGAATAGTTCGCGTTAGACAGATCGCCCGAAAGCAGGTGCTCCGGCAGGCCAAGTCCCGCCGCCAACTGTTGAAGCTGAAGGCGAAGGAAGGCTCCGATCTCGGTCAACTGGCCCGGCGTGTTGAACTTGATGTCCATCCCGACGGGCAAGCGCTTGAGCGTCCCCGGCTCAAGGCCGGATTCGAGGATTCCACCTTCGCCCGTGCCGTCATACGGGTCGCCGCCCGTCCCGTTCAGGTCGATCAGGAAGGCCGCGTGCATTGCCGCGACTTTGGCCCCCATCAGCAGGGCATCGCAGAGTTGGTCGAAGTCGGACGCGGACAGGATAACCGGGGCAAGCCACGACACGCCGCGCACCTGACCAGCCGCCAAGGGCCTCATCACATGGATGATTTCATCGGCAGGGACGCGCACCGGGGGCGCATAGTTGGCGAACTGGTCGTGGGGCCGGTAGGGCAAGACATGGTAGGCCACCCGACGGCCTTCGGCGTCAAACTCGACACCCTGCACGATCACCGCACCGTCGCTCATTTCCCGGGTGAGAGACTCGTCCACCAGTTCCGGCGGCAGCAGGCGCAGGCGCGGCCCGCCTTCGCCCGGCAGGACGTGCAGGAAGGTTTCGCCATCAATCACCAACCCCCGCGCCACATCGGCCTGAAGGCCGAAGAAATCGGTGCGCCCATCGGCGTCCGCGCCATCGGCCCAGCCTTGGAAAGCGGCAGTCAGATCGGCGCGTGTGTCAGCGTCGGGGTGCTTCGGAGTCGGCACGATACCCGGACCCACCAGAGCGCCCGCCCAGTTGGCCACGGCTTGACTGATCCACGGGTTGTTGTTCGCCAGATAACGGGCGCGGCTGCGAAGCGTAGCCCCGCTGGCCGAAACCTCGGAATTGATCCGGCCCATAGTCCCCATTCCAAACCCGCGCCGCCCGCCCGATGCGCCATCGAACCGGCGGACGGCCTGCGCCTTCGCAGGGCGGGAAAACAGTTTGGGGAGGAACAGGAAGGCCATCAGTTCATGCCGGAGGTATCGACAAGGACGCGCGGCACGAACCGAAGGACCGGGATGGTGATCGTCGCCATGGGCACGGTGGTCGGGTCTTCCCGCTCCGGGAAGGCGCTGGTCTCGGGATTGTAGAGGCGAGCGACGAAGAACCGGCGGCCGGTCGTCGCGTTGAAGTCGAGGTCCATGCGGAAGGTCCACGCCTCACCCAACTGGATGAAGGACGCCAGCGCAGCCGTCATCGGGTGAGCGAAGCCCTTCGCAATGTCGTCGCCCTCACGCCACGAATAGCAGGCCAGCGACGCCGCCCGCAGAACCTCGTTATCCGCCACGCCCATGTGGATCAGGGTCCGCATGATAGAAGCGACAGCGAGGTCAGCCGGGGCATAAAGGTTCGAGGCAGTGCGGCCGGAACCGCGGGTGCCCCGGACTTGGACAAGGCGGCGCTGCGCCAGTGTCCGAAGCTGGGTCGCCACCGGCCCCTTCTCTTCTCCGGTTTCCGCGATGCGGGCGGCCGCTTCGGAAGCCGAAAAGAACGGCCCCGGCTCTTTGTGGGTGAAGACGGGTTCGAGGATGTCAGTCACGGGAAAGCCTCCATTTTGCTTCTCGGTCTATGCCATGATTCGAGGCTTTATGGAAGACATAAAGTATGCTAACGAGGATTCGCCGGAGGGTTACCGGAAGCCGTCGCAGCTATCCGAATGGGATCGAGGGGCTGCGGCGCGGACTGGGGGCGGGCGTAAACGGCCCGCCCCCAATTTTGAGAGGAAACCGGAATGCAGGACATTACCGACCAACTGTCGGGCCTAGGCCGCTCGGCCGCTAAGCGCAGCGAACATTTCCGGCAACTTGCCCTTAGCCTCTGCGCGAAGTACGAACGCGAAACGGGACGACCCGCGCCCGAGGATATGGCGGATTGGGAATGGCAGTTCCGAGCCGCGACCGACCCGGCCTTTGCTCGGCTGGTGCGTCAGGTTGAGTCCGCTCGGTTCGTGCTGTTGGGTTACTGAATCCGATACTAAGGACCTCTTTCCTAGTACCGGCGGACTAGGCCCTTAATCCAAGACATGCAAAATTCGATGGCCCAATCTGTCTGTTGCACTGTCAAGGCGGGCATCGGAGCATTCCCGGGCCCATGTCCAAACGGATTCCTGACATTAGTAAAAAAGCCTTTTAGAATATCCGCTTCCCAAAACTCAATAAACTTGGCATTTTTAGACGCGAGGTTATCAACGTAATTGTGAGCGCCTCTCTCTCGGCCGTTGGTCCAGCCTTTGTTTTCCGAGATAATTTTGATCGTACTTTCAAGTGCGCGGGCAGCATACCACGATGGATCACGCCCCCTTGAGTCGCGAAGGTCTAGAGACTCTTTCATGTCAGTGTCAACGTTCTTCCACATTGGGTCAGAAACTAGCCGCCAGAAAGGCTCTTCAATTTCAGTCTGAACAAGGATATCTTCAGAAATTTGAATAAACCCATTATGATAATGCAGATTTGCGCCCGCTTGTTGGAGGCGTACATTAAGTTCTGAAACCTGCCGTGCAAAACTCTCGTTGGTTTTCCGGTTCAATGACCTCAGGGCATCTTCAGCATTTCCGGGGAGTCGAATTCCCGTGCCTCGTGGTCTTGACTTAGCTTTCTCTATTTCAGATTCGAGATTTTCGTTTTCAAGGTTTACCCTCTGCTCGCGCTTTCTAAACCCTACTTCAATGAGGCTTATTCGCTCTTTCATGAAGGCGTCAATATCGCAGAGAGAAGAAGGTTTTTCAGTGATCCAGTTTTCGCAGACGGTTGTTATGGGATATGTTCCCGTAGAATAGATTTGTTTTCCGTTGTAGTCCACGGGATATGCCCAGTCGTGTGGAGACAAACTCTTGACCCCCAGCTCGATTGAAATTCGCTTCTCTAAGTCCTTCCAAAACGCCTCACTGGAAGTTCGATGTCTTCCATTGACATCGTTCATTGGAGCGATCTCATCGGCTAGAATGTGGAAAGTCTGCAATAATAGCCGTCGTTCCTTCGCGCCGAAATCGCTCCAAATAAGCCGGTCTGCATACCTATGGGCAAATATATCAGTGAGCATGTGCCTCAGTCGCGGTTTATCCATCGGCTTTTAACAACAGTAGGCGACTTTTGCGGCCCCGTCACGCTCGCAATCTCCTCTTCACGCCGGCCTAGATCAACCCCCACAAGCCCACGGACGGCCCAAGCGTAGATCAGGGCGTCCAATGACTCGGCCCTCATGCCGGGGCGGCGTTCCCACTGCCGGTACGGAGCCCCTTTCCTATAGCGGACCACCAGCCGCTCGCTCGCCAGTTCCTCATAGAACCGGGCTTCCAGCGTGTCGCTGAAGCGGATCGAACGGCCGCGGCTCAGCCGATTGTGAAGCTGGCCCTTCAGGGAGTCGACGCCCACCACGAACAGGCGGCTGCCACGGCCCTCGCTGGCCTTGATGGCAGGCCGGTTGCCCGGGACGCCCTTGATCGCGACGATACGGCGGCCAAGTCGGCCGCGGGTGTAGCTCAGCACCCGGTCCATCATCACCCCGTCCCCTGCGTCCACAGCGGCGGCCGAGACCGTGAGATGCCCGCCCTTTGGGTGACGCCAGACTGTTCGCAGGGCTTCATCTAGCTCCGTCCACACATCATCGCCGGTCAGCGGATCGCCCCAGATGACCGATTGCGACAGCACAAAGAGGTCGTCGCGGCCGTGTCCGAGAAATATCAGTTCGAGCCGGTCGCGCTGCACGTCGACTCCGACCGTGACCAGCAGGCAGTCGGCCGGAATCCGGTCGGGCAGCCCGAAGGGCTCGGCACGGGCAGCAAGCTCGGCCTCGTTCAATTCCTCGGCCGCCTCGCGCCAGCCTTGAGCCATGAGCGTGTTAGTCCACACCTGAAGTTTGTCGGGGTGGTCTTTGCTGGCAATGAACTCCTGCGCGATCTTCCCCCAAGAGGCGTTGGCGAGTGTCGAGACCAGCGCGTTAAGGCGAAACCCGGCATGGCCTTGGACCTCGGGCCGGGTGATCCGCCAGCACCCGGCGGAGACCATCGCGGCTTTGCCCGACTCCTCGGTCACGGCCCCGCAGGACGGGCAGACATAGGCGGCCTTTAGCGGCTCACCCTCGGGCCATTGGATGTCGGCCCACATGATCTCATGGAACTCGCCGCAATGCGGGCACGGGCACTCATAGACCCGCTGGTCACTCTCGGCATAGGCCCGCAGCACGTTGCTGGTGGCCTCCAAGGTCGGGGTGCTGCCCATGATGATCTTGCGGTTCGCAAAGCTCAGGGTGCGCCGCTCAGCGAGCGTGAGTGGGCTGCCCTCGGGCCCCGGCAACATGGCGTCGGCCTCATCAATCAGCAGAACCCGGATGTTCATGCGCCGCAGGTTGCGGGGGCTCTTGGCCGGGACAATCCGCAGCGAGCCACCGGGGAAGCGTCGGGACAGAAGGGTGTTGCGGCCGGTCTCATCAGCTTCGGCCGACAAGAGCCCCCGAAGCTCGGGCGTGGCGGTAAAGATCGGTTCAAGGTCCGAGACCACATAGTCGCGGCAGTCCGCCTCGGTCGGCTGAAGCACCATGATCGGACAGGGCTCGGTAGCGCAAAAGGCGGCGACGGTCGAGGACAGCAGAGTCGTCAGCCCCACCCGGACCGGCTTCACCACGGTCACACGCTCATTGAGCGGGCCGCTGACGGCCTCGGCGATGCCACGTTGGTACGGCCAGAGCCGGACAGGGCCGGGCGTCGCGCTGACGCCCTCTGGCAGCCTCATGGTGCCTTCGATCCAGTCGGGTAGGCTCAGCCGGGGCGGCGGGGTCAGAGCCCGCATGGCGCGGCGGCGGGTGGCAGTCAGGGCGTCACTCATCGGCCAATTCCCCCAGAACAGCGCGGCATTCGTCGGTGATCGCGGCGAGGTCGGCCGGGCTCGTTTTCCCAACCCGCTGGCCAATCCGGCCCGGCAGGCTGAGCACGCCAGCCCGGACAGTCCGCAGCATGTCGGCCCACTCTCGCTCGACTTCGGCGGCCGCCAGAAGCTCGCCAGCGGCCCTTTGGTTCTGCATCTCCACCTTTGCGGCATTGGCCCGGGCGAGTCTGATCTTTTGGGCGTTCAACTCTGGATTCGCGGCGAGGGTGCTGCCGCGGGTGCGGATCGACTCGACATAGGCCCTGACCGCGAGCTTCAGGTCGAAGGTGCCGTCGCCGCGTCTGGGTAATTTGCCATCGCGGGCGAGCGCGTTCACTCGCGCCGCGGTAAGTCCGAGCCATTCGCCAAGGTCGGCCGCGGTGATGCCCGGCGGGCTGCCCACCAGCGCGGCGAATTCGGCTTCCTCTTCAGCGGTAATTTTATCCATTTCGTTACGCCTGTATTTTCTTACCGTGGTGGTAATTCGGATTCCCGATTTCCAATTTTACTGTGAGCGGTGACAGGTCGGGGCTCCGCGTCCCCCCGAGGCGTCCTTGCCGGAAGGACCCCCCAGGGTAAATAAACCAAGAGGCCATTACCCACATCATCGCCTGTCCGGGCATTGGGCGGACCGGACAGCCGGACACCCCTAAAGGGGTGTGTCCGTGTCCGTCCGGTCTCGCGCCACCTTTTGCCGGTCGGACAGTGGCGGACACGTCCGGACTTGTCCGGCGTTGTCCGGGCGAAGTCACACGTCATCATCGGTGAAGTCCTCCCCATCTGACCGCACCTCGGTAAAATAATCCCCAGAGAAAATGACCTTTCCAGAACGGGCCAGTTCTTCCACGGCTCGCTTGTACGCCCGTCGCCGCGACTCCTCGTTCTCCGACGCGGAAACGGTTCGCGAGTCTATGACTGCCTGCCGCCAGTCCGCATCGGCGACGGCGTGGACGCCGCCCGAAAGCTGGCGGAAGATTTCAAAAGCAGCCGATGCACTCGGCGAAAGACCGTTGGAAGCTGACCCGGCGAAAGCGGCATCCGTCTCTTCGGCCACGGCTGCCCGGATCGGGTCGCCGTCTTCATCAATGCCAACCTGCCGGGTGACGATCCTGAAGCCGAGGGCCTGTTCGGTCGTGCCGTTCCGGTTCTTGGTCGGTTCCACGATGACCGTGCTGCCTTCGCGTTTCAGGTAGAGCGACACGTCAAGCGCCCCGTTCAGCAGCGAGTGGCCGCGCGGCAGCCGCTCCCCCGCTTTGGTATCGTGATGGATCAACACGACGGCAGCGCCCCATTTGGTCAGCGAGCGGGCGGCCGCGACAACGCGGCCCATACCCTCGGCAGCATTCTCTTCCAGCCCCGGGAAGGCCACGGCCAACGTGTCGATGAAGACCAGCTTCGGCCGATGCGTCTTGACGGCCGCCAGCAGCGCCCGCAGGTCGCCCTTCTTGGACAAGAGGTCCGACACGCCACCTACCAGCAAAAAGTCCGGGGCCTCGCTCTCTTGTTTCCGCAGGGCAGACAGGCGGCCCCGCATCCCGTGGTGGTCCTCGGCAGCAACATAGAGCACGCGGCCCGCCTTGGTCCGCCGCCCGAAGGCTTCGGCCCCCTGCGCGACTGCATAGCCCAGCCGCGGGGCGAAGAGACTCTTGCCTGCCCCCGGAGCGCCGACGATGGCGGCCACATCGCCTTCGGACAGAAGTCCCTTCACTACGTAAGGCCGGGGCGCGACGGCGGCGCAGTCGGCTGGAGTCTCAAACGTCAGCCCGGATCGCTCGACAGGTCCACCGCTGACCAGCGCGGCGATACTCGCCTCTTCCTCTGGCAAGATCGCGTCTGGCAGCCGAACGTCGTCGTCGGTGAAATCATCCAGAGTTTCGAGGCGACGGAGCTCGGCCACGGAAGGATCGGACCAGCCCCGGGCCTCCGCTTCTGCGATAATCACCCAGCCGGAAACGCCGCCATCGGCCGCGAACGAGTCCCATGCCGCATCCGTGGCGTCCGGGTCATAGCCGGGCCAGAGCCGCGACCAGCCATGCCATGCCTCGCGCCCCGCGTCACTGCCGCCGGTCTCGGCGTGCAATCCCATTCCGATCCTTAACCAAGCGTCGCGGCTGGCGAAGGCGTCGCCATCATTGGGCAGGGCGCTGAGCGCCGACAGGATCACCGGCAGGAGCAGGCCGGTGGGCTCACCCTCGCCGGGCTCCACGGCCCGCCTGCGCGGCTGTAGGCGGTCAGGCCAGTCTGGCAGAGCCTCGCCAAGAGCGCCGCTCACAAGCCGATAGGTGCCCTTCCCATTGACCGCGCCCGGGGCCACGACGAAGCCGCCTTCTCCGCGCACGTCCATGCCCGGCGGCAACCCGGCCGCGCTGTTGCCCATGCCCTCGGGCCATCGGAAATAGATGTGCTGGCCCCCGCTCGGCGTGGCCACCCGAACGGGCGACAGGGTGTCAGGATCGAGGCCCATTTCTCGCAGCGCCGCGAGCCCGTCCTTGTCGGGGCGTTTGTCGAGGTCCAGCACGGCCAGTTTAGACGTCTGCCCCATCGGTAGGCCCGGCATGGCCTCGGGCCATTTCTGCCACCAGCGCTCAATCTGTGCCGGGTTGGTCGTGGCCCGGTCGCGCCACTTGACCAGCGGGCGCTTGCCGGGGCCAACCGGGAACACCGGCAAGCCCGCCGAGGCGAGAGCCTGAGCAGCTTGCAGATTAGCGGTGGATTCAGTAGATTTCTGGTGCATCTTCCTCGTGTTCCTCTGATGCCGCAATTCGGGAACCTGTGAAATTCCGCGAATTGGTAATTAGGCCCCCGCCGGAGTGAACGCCGGTGGGGGTTTCTATTTGGAATCTACTCTGAGTCCTTGGGAGAGTCCCGAAAAATGTGCCACATTTTGCGACACATAATGTAACACATTCTGTCTGTGGAGAATTAGAAAATTATTTAAAATCAGATAGTTAATCTGTTTCTCGTTCGCCTCCTGTCGGACCCTCCCTCCGCCATATCCCGGCTATCGTCAGCAGTGGGCGATCCGCCCTTCGCGGTCGTTTGAGCGCTGGAAGGCGGCAAGGTCCGGCATCGCGGCTCTTGCCCCCTGTGCAGGGGAATGTCAGCCGCGCGGGATTCTCGGGCGGGCGTCGCCTTCACCGCCCCGGAGTGGGGCTTGCCCCCGCGGTGCCGGGGCGCCAGGCAAGCGTTCGTCAGACATGAGCTGCACAATTCTTGTTCAGGAAAAGAAAAGCCGCGCCACGCGTCACGACATTTCTTGACAGCCTTAAAATTTAATCAAACGGTAAAGCGTGATTTGCAGAGGGGTGGAAAAAAATATGGAAAATCAACGTAAAGTTCGGCACGGGCGCGGGCTGACGCGTCGCGGGCTTCTGGCGACAAGCGCCGCGCTGGTCGCGGTTTCGACACTCGGCGCCGGCGTCGCGGTGGCGGCCGAGCCCGTGAAAGTGGCGGGCATCTATACCGTTCCGGTCGAGCAGCAATGGGTCAGCCGCATTCACAAGGCGGCCGAAACGGCGCAGGCGCGCGGCGACATCGACTATGCGTTCACCGAAAACGTCAGCAACACCGATTACGCCCGCGTCATGCGCGAATACGCCGAGAAGGGCTATCAACTGATCATCGGCGAGATTTTCGGCGCCGAGCAGGAAGCCCGCGAAGTTGCCGCCGACTATCCGAATATCGCGTTCCTGCTGGGCTCCAGCTTCAAGGAAGACCCGGCGCTCGCCAATCTGGCGGTCTTCGACAATTACATCCAGGACGCGGCCTATCTGTCGGGCATCATCGCCGGGGCGATGACGAAAACCGGCAACATCGGCATGGTCGGCGGCTTTCCGATCCCCGAGGTGAACCGCCTGATGAACGCGTTCATGGCCGGCGCGCATGAGATGAACCCCGAGATCACGTTCCAGGTCAGCTTCATCGGCAGCTGGTTCGATCCGCCCAAGGCCAAGGAAACCGCCTTCGCGATGATCGAGCAGGGCGCGGATGTGCTCTATGCCGAGCGCTTCGGCGTGTCGGACGCGGCGCAGGAACGGAATGTGCTGGCCATCGGCAACGTGATCGATACCCAGGCCGATTACCCCGAAACGGTCGTGGCTTCGGCGATCTGGCATTTCGAACCGACGCTGGATCACGCCGTCGCCGAGGTGAAGGCGGGCACGTTCAAGGCCGCCGACTACGGCGTCTATTCCTTCATGGCCGAGGGCGGAAGCTCGCTCGCGCCGCTGGGCACGTTCGAGGGCAAGGTGCCCGAGGCGGCGCTGGCGCTGGTGGCCGAGCGGGAAGCCGCGATCCGGGCCGGGACCTTCTCTGTCGAAATCAACGATGAAGAACCGAAGTCTTCCTGA